ACAATCAAATTTGAAGAACTCGGCAAAGAATCAGGAATTGCGTTCTCGGCAGATAACGGCGCCTTGATTTATTCAGAGAAAGAAGATGTATGCGGAGTAATGCATCAGGTATGCCAGTATCCATTTTATGTGGTTTACCGCACGGCATCCGACAAAGAACGGCAGAAGTTATCTGTTCAGAAGTTCCTGGATAATCTCGGCAAATGGATATGCCGAGAACCAGTTATTATAAATGGCTTCGAGACACGCTTAAATGTGTTTCCAGAGCTTTCACAGGGACGAGTGATAAAACGTATCACCCGTGACAATTCCTATGGTTTAGAGCCGCAGGAGAATGGCATACAGGACTGGTTATTACCATTATCGGTACGCTACGAAAACACTTATGAAGTAATATAACAAGTAACAACCGGCTATCAATCGGAGATAGTCGCTAACCTACACAGCCTTAAAGTTATAGGCAGAAAGGACATTTCTATGGCAGTTACAGGCAAAATTGACCGTAAATACATGGCTCATTATATTGACGCAGGTTCCCTCTGCGGAGGGCTGACACCAAAATATGAGCGTCTTGGAAAGGATCTGGAAGAGTACAACATCGAACTCAACCCGGATACCGAAACATCTAAAAACATCCTTGGAGAATCCACATTCAAGCATAACGGCTATGAAGTTTCTTCTGACGCTGATCCGTTCTATGCAGACACTACTTCTGATCTGTTCACAGCATTACAGAAGATTGTAGATGGGCGTCTCAAAGACGATAACCTCAAGACAAAAGCAGTTGAGGTTCATCTTTGGACAGAAGCCACAGCGGGCAAGTATGAAGCATACCAGCAGGATTGCTACGTTGTGCCGACCTCCTACGGCGGTGACACATCTGGCTATCAGATTCCGTTCACAGTTAATTACGTTGGAGAGCGCGTCAAAGGTAAATTTGACATTACTTCCGGCACATTCACAGCTGACAGCGAATAATTTTTAGGAGGGTATAGAAAATGGCAAAAACAATTAATACAAACATTGATGATGGATTTCTTCTTTTTACATTCACAAACAAACAGGGAGAAGTATTTTCTTCATTTAAGCTGAATCCTACCGACATTAACGTTGCGGCAAGAGCGGAAGAACTGGAAACTTTCTTTGAACAGGCTCAGGAATCTGTTAAAAAGGTTTCCTCCGGTAAAGAGATGGCGGAGATTAATAAGCAGATTGAGGACAAAATCAATTATATGCTCGGATACGAAGCATCTAAGGATTTATTCAAAGAACCAATTACCGCAACAACTGTTTTTGGAAATGGTCAGGTGTTTGCCTATATCGTTCTGGACAAAATCAATGAAGCACTTGCTCCGGAAATTGAAAAGAGAAAGAAAAAAATGCAGGAAGTGGTCAATAGGTACACGGAGAAGTATACAAAATGACCGCCTATGAACTTCCCACCTCACTCAACATCAGTGGGGTGGATTTTTCTATCAGAACGGATTTTCGTGCGATTATTGATATTCTAATTGCCATGAACGACCCGAAATTAGACGAGCAGGCAAAAGCAGTTGTTATGTTGCAGATTCTGTTCGAGGATTGGCAGAGTATACCGCCAGAGCACTTATCTGAAGCCTGTCAGAAAGCATGTGAATTTATTGACTGCGGACAGGCTGATGACAACCCGAACAGGCCAAAGCCCCGTTTGATGGATTGGGAGCAGGATGGAGATATGATCGTACCGGCTGTAAATAAAGTTGCCGGGAAAGAAATCAGAGCTATTCCGTATATGCACTGGTGGACGTTCTTCGGATACTTCATGGAATCCGGTGAATGCCTGTTCAACACGGTCGTTGGAATCCGTTCAAAGAAAGCTCACGGAGAACGCCTGGATAAATGGGAAAAGAAATTCTATCACGATAACAAGAACATTATTGATATAAAAACACGTCTCAGCGATGAGGAGCAAGCGTACAAGAATGCGCTGAATGAGATGTTGAACCTCAAATAGTTAGGAGGTGGACACATGGCTGCTGATGGCTCAGTCATTATTGATACCAGATTAGACACAACCGGTGTTCAAAAAGGTGTATCAGCTATAAAACAGTCATTTAACAGCCTTGGAAGTGCTGTGAAAAAAATCGGTCTGCTGATTGGTGGAGCGTTTGCAGTTGGCAAGTTAGTGCAGTTCGGAAAAGAGTGTGTGGAACTCGGCTCTGACCTCGCAGAAGTTCAGAACGTGGTCGATGTTACATTTACAACCATGTCTGATAAGGTTAATGAATTTGCGAAGAACGCCATGACCTCAGCCGGATTATCCGAAACAATGGCGAAGCAGTACGTTGGTACATTCGGAGCAATGTCTAAGTCGTTCGGATTCTCAGAAACGCAGGCTTACGACATGTCAACGGCTCTGACACAGCTGACTGGCGATGTAGCATCATTCTATAACATCAGTCAGGACTTGGCTTATATTAAGCTGAAATCAGTCTTTACAGGTGAAACAGAAACGCTCAAGGACCTCGGCGTGGTAATGACCCAGTCGGCACTTGACCAGTACGCACTGGCGAACGGTTATGGTAAAACCACATCCGCCATGACCGAGCAGGAGAAAGTAGCTCTGCGTCTGGCTTTTGTACAGAAGCAGTTGTCTGCCGCATCTGGTGATTTCATCCGAACATCTGGCAGCTGGGCGAATCAGATGAGAGTGATGCAGCTACAGATTCAGTCCCTGAAAGCTACAGTCGGACAAGGACTGATTAACATTTTCACTCCGGTCATAAAAGTGATCAATATCTTACTGGCTAAACTTGCCACAGTCGCAAACGCCTTTAAGTCCTTTACGGAGCTGATAACCGGAAATAAATCATCTGGGCAGACGGGAGCTAGTGGAGCAGGACTTACCGGAACAGACCTGTCAGCCACAGAAGACGCTTATAGCAACGCTGCAGATGGAGCTGACAGCCTGGCTGATGCCACACAAAATGTAGCAGATTCCACGCAGGACAGCACAGGAGCACTGAAAAAGCAGAATAAGGCACTGAAGAAGAACATTGCATCGTTTGATGAGTTGAATGTTATAGGCAAGGATAGCTCAGACACTCCCAGCTCAACAAAAACTCCGGCTATAGCAGATACAGGAATCGGGGATATTGGCAACGTGGACTACGGAAAGCTTGCCGATGTATCAAATGAAGCAGACAAGGCAACCAGCGCAGTAGGAAAACTGGCGAAAAAGTTAAAAGAACTTGGAGATATCTTTAAGAGCGGGTTCTTTGAGGGACTTGGAGACTACAAGCCAATGCTGAATGAGCTAATCAGTGACCTTGGGAATATCAAGAAGTATCTGATCGATATCTTTACGGATCCTGACGTCAAAAAAGCTGCTTCAGAATTTGCGAAAAAGGTAGTTAAGAATCTCGGAAAGATAACCGGTGCAATAGCAAAGGTTGGACTTACTCTGGCAACTGCGCTTGTTGGGGGAATAGAATCTTATCTGTCAAAGAATGTTGACCGAATCAAGAATTTTATCATTAATATGTTCGATGTTTCTGGAGAAATCGCAGATGAAATAGGCGATTTATCGGCAGTTTTTGCAGATATATTCTCTGTATTTGGCGGACAGACCGCTCAGAATATCATAGGAAGTGTGATACAGATTATATCAGATACCGTCATGACAGCAATGACATTGACGGGCCAGATGCTTAGAGACTCTATTAACCTGCTCCTGGTTCCATTACAGGAGAATGCCGAACTAATTAAGCAGACTATTGAGAATACATTACAGCCAATAGAAACAGTAATTACAGCTATCGCAAATGCGTGGCAGATTGCTATGGATGAGCTTATTGCCATGTATGATGCTTATATCAAGCCTTTCTTAGATTCTCTTGCTAACGGGCTATCTGAAATACTCACAGTATTTTTAAATGCCTACAACAGCTATATAGTGCCTGTATTAGACCAATTGGCAGCTAAGATTAGTGAGATCATGGCGGGACCAGTAGGTGATGCTATACATAACGCAATCGAATTGATTGGAAAGATTGTAGATGCGCTGAAACTGTTATGGGAAAGCGTATTAGTGCCTCTTGTTAAGTTTATTATTGGCAATGTGGCTCCACAAATAGCAAGTGCTCTTAGTATTATTGGTAATGTATTTCTGGAATTGTTTGCTTCAGTAAATGAAGTAGTTGCTGGAATACTAAAAGCCCTTGGCGGCGTGATTGATTTTATTGTTGGTGTATTTACAGGCGACTGGAAACGTGCGTGGGAAGGTGTAAAGAATATCTTCAAAGGCGTGTTCGAGGCACTGGTAGGAATTGCGAAAGTGCCTATCAATGGGGTTATTGCACTGATTAATGGAATGATTCGTGGAATTATCTCGGGCGTTAATACAGCTATTGGAGTTTTGAATCGTCTGAAGATAAAGGTTCCGAACTGGGTGCCTAAAATCGGAGGAAGTACTTGGGGATTTACGATCCCGACCATGACAGCGCCACAGATTCCATATCTGGCAAAAGGTACAGTTGTGCCACGAAACGCCGGAGAGTTTGCCGCGATCCTCGGTGATAACAAGCGTGAGACAGAGGTTGTATCTCCACTGTCGACGATGAAACAGGCAATGATGGAAGCTTTGAAAGAATCTGAAAATGGAGGTAGTGGTTCACCTCAGTATATCGTATTGAATATTGACGGAAATGAATTTATCCGCTGGCTTCGCGATCAGAATGGACAATACAGGAACCGGACAGGCTTCGGAATCTTCGAAGGGTAGGTGAGCACATGAGCGAGTTTAGTTCAGGGAATTTTCAGGGATGGCTATTAAAATTCGGGACTCAAGAATTTCCACATGAATTTATCAAAAGAGCAACATGGAAAAGCACACCGAATCAAAGACTTGAAAGCGATCCGTGGACAGATACAAAAGGATATTTGCACAGGGACACACTCCCGCATTATCGTACAAAGATAGAATTTGAAACAGTTGACGATTTAACCCTGGAAGAAAAAATAAAAATTCAAAATGTAATGAATTCCTCAATTATCAATAAACAAGAGCGTAAAGCAAATATCACCTACTGGAATGACGAAACAAATACGTATACGAATGCAAAAATATATGTTCCAGATATTGATTTTACAATCAATGAAATTGATAAAAAAAGAGGGATGGTGTTTTATTCAAGCATCCGAATTGCACTGATCGAATACTAACAACCAGAGTGCATGGGTGTCACAGCTCATGTGCTCTTTTATTTTATAGACGGGAGGATGATTATGGCAGATACAGTATCTTTTGACAGTTTATTGAATACGACAGCCGGGATGACTGCTATTGTCAGCAACACGAAGCACGATGATGATGTAGTTAGCGTCTCAGGTGTTGATTGGTTTACCTACGCAGGAAAGACCGCCAGTACCATATATGTTTCTGGTAACAATTTCATCGGATTCGGGCAAAACGCCGAACAACTCAAAATCTGGCGCAGGGATGGCGCGGTTTATTATATTTACCGGCAGGAAGGGACACTTACATCTGGAAAAAGATTCCTTAAAATCAGGGTTGAGGGATATGTATATTATTCAAGTACATCTTCATCATATGCGCTGAAATACGAATTATTCTTGATAGAGGGACAGACATTATTTATCAATGTTATTCAAGTTCCGACAAATAATTCATATACCGGTACATCATCAATCACTGATGGAAATAACACAACTAATCTGAATATTTCTGTATCTTCTGCAGTCCCAATTTCGATTCTGGTAAAGAACGCGGGCGTATCTCAGGAGATTGTTTATGAAAAATATTCTGATTTAGTAATCACTAGCATAACTGTTTCAAAAATGCCAGATAAGACCACATATTATCAGAAAGAGCTGTTTGATAAAACTGGGCTAAAAATATCTGGAACAACAAGCACAGGAGAAACAGTCAGTGTCACGGATTATGAATTATCGGGATTTGACAGTAGTTCCTCAGGAACCAAAACAATAACCGTAACTTCTGGGAATGCTTCTGCTACATTTGAAGTTACAGTTTTGACAGAGTCATTGACGGGAATCTCAATAACTACTTTACCCTCGAAAACAGAGTACCACATCAACGGAGAGTTTAATCCATCTGGAATATCAGTATCCGCCAGCACAAGTAATGGAAATACAGTTACATTAAATTCTGATCAATTGATATACTCTGGTTTTGATAGCAGTTCGCCAGGAAGTAAAACAATTACAGTATCATATAACGGAATGACTTCTTCTTTTGATATAACGATTATGATTCCTGTAAGCATACAGGCACAAGGATATTCCGGAACTGCGTATTTCATTGGTGACACAAGCAACGTTAGCGTTTCTTATATTAATGCGACATATAGTGATGGAATTACAGATTCTCACATAAATAGCGGATATACAGTCACACAAGTGGACACATCTACTGCAGGACAAAAAAACGCTATCGTAGATTATTTCGGAATTACTACGGAAGTTTTAGTCAATGTGTTGGATTCATATAATGCGCAGGCAGGAACTCCCAATTTAGAAGATGTAACAATTTCATTTAACCTTGATACAGGGATTATGGATATAGTAGGAACCGGAGAGTTTTTACCATATTACAGGCTTGAAAATGTGCCGTCTAGCTTAAACCAAAGAATAAAAACATTAAATATTGGAAACGGAATTACAAAAATACCAGATGGCTTATTTTATAAAGTTAATATTCTCGAAAGCATTTCGTTCTCAAATACATTGATCGAGATTGGAAATGGTAATTTTACCGACAATAGTATAATAACAACACTTAATTTTCCGGAATCTCTGAAAATGATTGGAAGTTCTTCTTTTTATGGATTTTCAAATTTACAGGAAATAACTTTTCACGAGGGGCTTGAAACAATAAAAGGGCAAGCTTTTAACGAATGTCCGCTTATCAAGAACTTAGTTCTTCCGACAACACTTACAAGCATGACATTCAGCTTTCATAATTCTTCGCTTGAAAGTCTTGTAATGGGAGGTGAAAATGTTGGTTTCACGCAAGGTAGAAGTGGAATAGGCGGAATGTCAGCGAAAAATATGACTATCCGCGGTGGAACTATAGACACCAGTGCATTTTCCGGATATACCAATATCGAAAACGTAATTTTAGGCGAAAGCGTAAAATGGAGCAGTGGCGGTCAGTTTCAAAGATGCACGAAACTGGCAAGTGTTTCTATGAGTGACGGAATTGCATCTATTCCCGAAAATTGCTTTTCCGGCTGTTCATCGCTTAATAACGTAATTCTTCCAGACAGCATTGAAGCATTAGGGGAATCGGCATTTTCCGGCTGTTCTTCTCTAACTTCGATCACATTATCCAAAAATATAAAGAAAATCCCAAACAATTGCTTTTCCGGTTGCGGATTTGAAACATTTACAATCTCAGACGATTCGTTAATAGAAGAACTTGAAAATGTAATATTTAACGGATGTTCAAAACTAAAAACTGTGTATATTGGGAAGAATGTTAAAACAATTGGAGGCGGCGGATTTTCTGGTACAAGTGGTGTCAATATCAGAATTAATAAAGTAAAAGACTCTATTTCTGGTTCGCCATGGGCGGCTACAAATGCAACTGTAGACTGGCTTATTAAGGCAACAAAAATCGAAATAATTTCGTTGCCATCAAAACTTAAATATAAAAAAGATGAGCACTTTAATGGTTCTGGATTATCTGTAAAAGCTACATACAATAATGGAACATCAGCAGAAATTTCAGACTACACGATTTCCTATCCCGACATGTCAAGTGCAGGGACAAAAACCGTAACAATCACTTACGATGAGCAAACTGCTACGTTTGATATTGATGTTATTGCAATATCAAAGATAGAGATTACAACTCTTCCAAATAAATTGGAATACCGCAAGAATGAGACTTTAGATACGACAGGATTAGCTGTTTCAACGGTCTGGACAGATGGTTCGAAAGAAACGCTGGCAGACGGATATACGGTATCAGATTTAGATAGCGCTGAAACAGGAGAAAAAATTATCACGATCACATATCAAGATTTTACAACAACGTTTACTGTCGAAGTGGTTGCGGATGCTGTCGGAATCAGAATTTCTCATTATCCAATCAAAACTTATTATAAAATTGGAGAATTACTTGATTTGACCGGATTAGTTGTAGTTGTAGTTAGACAAGACGGAACAGAGAAAGAAATCACAGATTACACCGTGTCTGGATTTGATAGCTCTAAAGTCGGGACAAAAACCATCACAGTGTCTTACCAAATTGAAATTGATGGAATAGAAACGCTCATTGGATATGATGAATTTGAAATCAAGGTAACCAAGGATGGGGCGAATCCATTCGAAGATAATACCGACCCAATCAGCGTAAAAGTGCATTGGATAAATGGTGAATTTGAGGACTTGACAAATGAACATATTCAGTCCAATTCCTTGTCATTACAGGAGTCATTGTGCAATAAAGCATACTTCATTTTTGGTGGCTGCATATCCAATCAAATCACGTTCAAATGTTATCATCCACAGTTTGTCGGGACAGATGAAACCACTTATCCGTCTGGAAAAATCGAGGTTTATCTTGAATGCAAAGGCACGGAAATCAAGATTTTTACAGGCGAAATTGCGACAGGAGAACGTGATGCAAATTCGTTTGTTCGTACCGTTGTGGCATACGATTATCTGTACAAATTACGCAATACTGACATTGCGTGGTGGTATAAGAACAACACAAAAGACAAGCAAATGGTGTTCACACAGAAGCAGTTTAGAGATGCTTTATTTAAGTATCTTGGCATTGAACAAGTCGATGCAAAACTCAAATATGACAGTGCATATGTACCCAATACCGCCAACTCTTCTGAAATGAATGTGGCAAATATACTGGAAGATTTATGCCTGCAAAACAATGTTTTTGGATGGATGAATCGTGATGGAAAATTCGAGTATAAGAAACTCAAAAAGAACTGTAAGCATCGTGGAACTACCGTATCCGGTGTTGAAACATTTGATTTTTACGAATCTGCGGTACATCTTGACAGATTTAAAAGTTTCAAGGCAACTGAGGGCAGAGTGTGGTATTTTAACTACGTTTACACCGACCCTGACCCGTCCGGCGAAGTATTTACATCCGGCGAACCGACCGCGCAAGATGCGTATGAAAGGAATGTTTTCTATAACCGAAATAGCTTTTTTGTAGGCAACCAAGACTGGCTGAATTACGCTTACGATGCTAATGAGTACGGGGATTACACCCGAACAAAACCGAAGTATATAATCTGTTACGGAACTGTCGCAGAAGATATTATTAAAAAACAGTATTATCGGGCACAGGGATATTCCGTGGAAGTACAAGGGAATCCGTTTAACATGGTTGGTCAAACCGTGGAAATGACACATTCCAAGCTTTCTGAGGATGGTTCTGCAATACAGTGGACGATTCACAGTTATATTATGAGCAGGACGTTGAAACTAGGCATTACAGGGCTTATCGACACATACTCCGCTAATAATTCACCGTATAATGGAAACAATCAGCAGTTAGGCAAGAATACACCGGAAATCACATCTACAATCAACAGAACAAGGTCTGAAATGCCAACAATCAGTTATGCAGAGTTTACAGATGGTTCGGATTCTGAATTTTCTCCGGCAACGATTGACGATTTTACGGACGGTTCTGGTAGTACTTCCGAACAATTAAAAAAAGCCCAATTAAGGTGCGTAAAGCGGATAAAAAAAGCTGATTATGACGCTCTGGTAGCCGCAGGAACCGACAGAAAAGACACGTTATATTTTACGTTTGAGGAGTGATAATTTGATTTATAGAGCATTTGCCAACGGGAAAGAAATCACAGGCTTCCCCATAAATGGTGTAGAAACAAAAGAAATATGGGGCGGTGATACACTTTTGTGGAAGAAAGCGGAGACAGGTGCAAAAGAACTTCTTAGAATATTTTCACGTTTTACTGGATATGATTCAGACAAAAATCCGTATGTATGCGAATATGGAATATCCCTTATGAGTCGGTCCGAGGATGGTCAGTATTCAATCACCGAGTTTGGAAAAGCAGGCGTATCATTAGTGAATGTAACTGGTTCAATGCCGCCTTGGCATTCATATTTTGTATATGCGTATTTATTATTTGAAGCAACTTTTAATAGTATATATGCGCCTTCTTTTGGAAAATTTTTTAAAAACACTTGGAAACAATGGGACAAAAATGGAAATGTCACCTATGAAAAAGAACAATATACATATATAGGTTTAGGAAAAGATCAATATGACGGGTATTATAGCTATTTGAACGGATTTGGAAACAGCGACCATTCGTATAATGGACTGAGCACCATTTCTGTTAACGGAGATTTTCCAAATATTTCTGGAAGCTCAGGGAATTATCGAAAAGATATATATGTTGAGCACGTAGGCACTTTCAGTACACCTCAGAAATTAATCGAATATGTAACGCAGCACCAATAAAACCATCATGTTGCAACTGCTATTTCAGAATATTAGTTGATTGGTACAGAACTATAAATCGTCTACGTGATATAATTAAAATAGACAGTCTCGGAATGTAAAATTCATTCAGAAAGGAGTAACTATGATAGATAATCCGATAACAAGAAAAGAGAAATATCTTGCTAAATTAACTGGGAGTTATACCGGAAATGTCCCGGATCCAATTACACGGGTAGAGAAATATTTATACGTTTTATGTCAGAAAGGTATTAGCGGACTGACTCCAGAAGAGATAGAAAATGCAGTAAATAAATATCTTGAAGGAAAAGATTATGTAACAAAGACGGATGCCGATAAAGCTTATCAGCCGGCAGGAAGTTATTTATCCGGAACGGATAAAGACCTCGCGGTATCTGGTAAAGCTGCAGATGCAAAAGCAGTCGGAAATGCAGTTGCAAAAATCGAAGATATCAATTACACCGACAGAGGTACATTAGCTGATACTGACGCCTTTCTGATCAATGACGGTACAGGAATGAAAAAGAGTGTGCTGAGCAAGCTGTCAGACTTTGTCCTTAATAAAATCGCCGACAAAGTATTTGAGAAGCTTCAGACGAACGACAAAACGATTCTGGGAGCGATTAATGAATTAAATAGTAAGCGGTTCAAGGCCAATAGTTATATTATATATAGTGATGGCTCTACCAAAACAGTAAGCGTAAAGTGGGGTAATGCAAATAGTCATATGACTTCGTTTCTACTAATTGATAACAACCGCATTACCTCTTTATACATAACAGGAAAGCTGTCGGGAGTGACAGAAATATCAAAAAAATCTGAATACGCAGTACCACCCGTACTTGATGCTTCTTCGGCAACATTAAAAGTGACACTTGGCTCCTGGGGCACAGCACTTTTAATCTGCTTGGAGTCTGTGACTATAAGTTAGATAGTAACACCCGTTTTGATATGACTTCCCATTTAATTCATTAAAAAATGGAAAGCTTTCGTAAAACCTCTACCTATTTATAAGAAACAGTGCAAAGGTTAATCAAGAGTCGGTCAGATACAATCATCACAAGTATGTTTCATGAAAGGAGTTAATAGAGTTGGAAATCAAAGGAATTGACGTATCGTCTTATCAGAATAAGCCAGACTGGGCGAAAGTGGCAAAAGCCGGATACAAATTCGCCATTTTAAGAATCCATCAGAAAACAGGCGTTGACAGCTCGTTCGAGTACAACTACAAGGGATGCAAGAGCAACGGAATCCTTATCGGTGGATATAAATATTCATACGCCCTGACACCGGCACAGGCTATTGACGAAGCGGAAGATGCGATTGCCGCGCTGAACGGACGCGGACTGGACTTTCCAGTGTTCTACGACCTTGAATGGTCTAATCAGCGGAAACTCGGTAAACAGGCAATTGAAAATATTGCAGTGGCATTTCTGACCAGGATTAAAAAAGCCGGTTATAAAGTCGGTATCTATTGCAATCTTGATTGGTACAATAATGTCCTGTCAGATGCTCTGAAGCAGTATGACTGTTGGATTGCTCGTTATCCTGCCAACGACAATGGTTCTGTACAGGAAAGATTGCGTCCGACAGTCGGTGCAGGCTGGCAATATTCAAGCAAAGGAAAAGTTGACGGTATCAACGGAAATGTTGATATGAATGTATTTTACAAGGATTATAGAGATTCTACTCAGAAAGGAGAAGCGGTAGTGGCCAAAACGAAATTACAGGAATTTATCGAACTCGGTGACCACTATGCAAACAATGGCGGTAGTAAACCGTATCTGGAAAAACGCACAAATGCCTATCTTGATGATTTCCAGAAAAATGCTGGATACAATAATTATACCAAATTTGCCAGGGACGTTAACTCATGGGGACAGCCAGGATGCCAGGCTCAGCCGTGGTGCGCAGAGTATCAGTTCTGGAAACTGGTGAATGTTCTGGGAATCACAAGAGCATTGCAGATTATGGGTGGTGGATTCTATAATTGCGTATCTATCACTAATCATGCCAAAGCCAATGGAACATGGCATAATTCCCCAAAATCCGGGGCACTGGTAATCTTCCGCAACGGTTCTCATGTTGGCTCTGTCCGCAGCTTCAATGGTAGTGTTGTATATACCAACGAGGGAAACACTTCCAGTGCTGCTGGTGTGGTTGCAAATGGCGGAGCTGTACGTAACAAATCCTACGCTATCAACGATTCTGCAATTGACGGATATGTCTGGATTGACTGGGGAACTGATGAACCAGCAACTTCCACATGGAAAGCAACGGGTACGGCAACATCAACAGTAGACGATTTATATGTTCGTGAGACACCTAATGGATATGTTCTCGGACAGATTAATAAGGGAAACCGTGTGGAAATTAGCGGTGAAAAATTTGGTATGTGGACAAAGGTCAAAGTTGCAGGTATTGGCATCGGCTGGGCGGTTACTAAATATCTCCAGATTGATGGAGCACAGAATACAACAGCAACGGTAATTACTAAAAAGCAAGATAAGACGCAGAGACTGTTTACTGGACAGGTTACAGCTTCCAGCCTGAACGTTCGCACATGGGCCGGAGCAGAATATCCGAACATCAAAAAATATCCGACATTGAACAAAGAAAACAAGGTTGACGTTATGAACTTCACTCAGAAAGCAAGTGACGGTAACTCTTGGTACTACATCAGAATTGCTGGAAAATACTTCGGATTTGTTTCTGCAAAATACATCAAAAAAGTATAAAAATATCCCGGGGAATCGCCCCGGGAATTCTTTTTTTTATTTGCTGATAACATCTATGAGCAGGCGAACTGGCACATAGAAGATGTCATTAATCATTTTTTTGGATTTTCGGAAAAATGTCTAGTTCAAAATTGATCTCATTACTTTTGCCGTAAGCGTTTTTAATATTTTTCGAGTAGACGACTTTTTCGACCAGGCTCTTGAGCATTCTATTTCGTGATTCCACGTCAAGGTTCCAATAGTTATTAAGCAATTCTTCGCAGCGTGGAACAAAATCTGATTGTTGCGCCATAATATTCTCATCGTGTTCGATTTCTTCTTTTAATTTCGTAATAATATCAGAACATGATTGAATAGACGTAGCTATGGTTTTGGAACGTTCAAGGAAGACTTCCGTGGTGTAGATTCCTTGTTCAAGCAGATCATATTGTTTTGCTTTTTGGGTATTTAAGTTTTCCAGCTCACTTTCTTTTTCACGTATAAGATTTTGCTTAGAAATTATTGTTAAATCAATAGCCTTTGAAGATGTATTAACATCATTGTTTAACTTATATTCTTCCGCGATATCCCTAATTCCATCAATCACAGCTTTTTCAACTATGGATAATTTGCTGCTCACCGTAGAGCAAGACGTATATGGACACATGAGGGTATCTTCCTGTCCACGTTTTTGATAAGGGCGGCGAACCATGGCGCGACCACATTTGCTACAATAGACAATTCCGGCAAGCGGATTGCGAACTGTGTTTTTTATACTGATCGGACGGGGCGGATTCTTTTGGCGTATCTCTTGTACAGAATTATACAGATCATCTGATATGATAGCCGGATGTAATCCTCCACAGATAAGGACGTCCCTGGACCGTGGGCGCGTCTTGACCACTTGTCCATTATGTATAGTCTTTACAGTTTTTCGCCCATTCCATCGTATTTTCCCGATGTATACCGGATTTGTCAGGATTCCCTGTATGCTGGCAGGAGTCCAGTCACCGCCTAGTGCAGACTCTATTCCCATTTCATTTAATTTCCGTACAATCTTCGCAACTCCAATTTGTTCGCAGCCATCACCGGCATACCAGGCGTATATCATTTTTACAACCTCAGCTTGAGCCGGAACAGGTCGGAGGGTATAGCCTTTTTCTTTTTCAAGTTTTACTCTTTCGTATCCGTAAGGTGGTTTGTTACCACAGTATTTCCCTTCCTTGACCGATGAGATTCTGCCGTTATTCAATCGACGCTTAATGGTCTTATATTCACGTCTGGACATGAAAAGCCCAAATTCGAAGTATTCTTCATCAAACTCATTGTTTGGATCGTATATTTTTGTAGGAGTAATAATCTTCGTATCGGAATATTGAAAAGCTCTGGACACAACGCCTTGGTCGATAGTATCACCTCTGGCAAGTCGTTCAACTTCGACAACCAAAACACCGTCCCACATGCCGGATTCTACTTCGTGAAGGAGTTGCTGCATGACAGGACGGTCGGCGATAGTTTCTCCAGATACCACTTCGCGGTAAATTGCACCCACAATGTACTCTTTTTTCTTTGCAAGATCTAACAGGATCCGTTCATGTCTGGCAAGAGTTTCACCCTCTCCGTGCGCTTCAGCTTCCCGATCGGCTCTGGATTTCCTTAAATAGATACATACTGATTCATTCATTTTATCATTCTCCTTTTTTTACACTTGTATGGCAATCCCGGAGATGATATACTTAATGTGCAGGTAAGATTTTTCTCTGGAATTGTCTTATTTTTAAAAACCGGTCCCCGTTGGTAGCGAGAGCCGGTCTTTTTTAGCATTTATTCTATTTCATCAATATCAAGAGAATATCCAAGCACTTCTCCGACATCCGTACATTTTCCTTTCAATGTAACAGTGTCACCTTTTGCCATTGACGCGACTTTCGAACGCTGCTCATCATTTTTAATCTGGCATTGAACGCCGATTATCGCATATTCATCGTCAGGATAGAGGGAGATATATTTTCCAGATGAATCAATGTTCCCGAGTCTACCAGTGATTTCTAAGTATTGCCCTTTGTATTTATCAGATGCTCCAAGTGCGTTATCATCAAGCTGAGACATCATATCATTGACTGATACGGCTGTGTATTCAATTGGTGTAGGTGTATCAGTTTCCTTTGCAGATTCCGTCTTTGCAGATGTGCTGGAAGAAGACGTGGTGTTTGAATCCGAATTTCCACCAATAGCACCGATAACGCCAATGGCAACAACTGCTAAAACTACCCATTTGAGTTTTCCGCCTTTTTTCTTACTCATAGAATTGCTCCTCCTAATAGCTTTATTCACCACGCTTCGCACTTTTCATGCGGATTATGTATTTTGTACCGCTGATTTTGCAATATTATGTAAAGTACGGTTATATGTGGTATTTTTATTCTATCATTTTAAGAGTATATTGTAAAGATTTAGAACGAAATAGAGTGATTTAGATGAAAAAGAAATGTTTTAAGTGCTTTGTACTTCTCTTGCTGATCTATAAGGTATTTAGTCTTGTACATACCCCACAAAAGATAATTTTCAATAATAATCAGAAAGATATGCGGACAGTTCATTCGTATATGGTATACCAGAACTATTCTGTCCAGAAGTATCCGCATGCAGACAACGGCGGTAAAAAAGTCTGCAATCTCGCATTTTTCTTCTGTGAAAGCATAATTTTCTTTGAGATTGCAAAGTTTATGTATGAAATGGTGAAAATCCATGTATATCATTGGCAGTTGCCAAGAGTCGGAATAGGTGGTATAATAGCAAAAACGAACGAATGTTCGGTTATATTTCCCACAAACCGGACATATACTGTAGTGTAGGCGGTAGTTACAATAGGGAGGGTTATTATGGATTATAAGAAAGAGATTATTGAAATGATAGAAAAATGTGATAATGAGGGCAAGTTAAAATTTGTCTATACGATTCTTATCAAATATCTAAAATCAAAGAAGCAAGGGGATTAACCCTTGCTCTTTTTATTTAGCGATGAAACTATTTGTTTTATTGCTTTCTTATCTTCTTTATCGAGTGCTTTGTATTCCTCGATAAAATCTAAGATGTCAGGTTCTGACATAAGATTTCCAATTATGGTTGCATAATCGTCATCGCTTTTAGAACCCATGAGGTATGTCGGTGTTACTTCCAGAGCGCCGCATAGAAGTTCAATAGTGTCCATGTCTGGCTTGCATTTATCTTTTTCCCAGTCACTAATTGAATTATGCTTTGCATTGATTTTCTCTGCAAGTTGCTTCTGGGTCAGCTTCTTTGCCGTTCTGGCTTGCTTGATTTTCTCACCAAATGTCATTATCGGTTCCTCCCTTCATAACTAATAATAATATAGAAATTTCGAACTGTCAATAAAATAATTTCGAATTTCTCGAAATTTATTCTTGACATTCGGATATTTCGAAGTTATACTGTAATTGTTCGATGAAAACGAAATTCAATTAGAAAGGAGAAATGAAAAATGTGCGTTGGTAAGAAGATTAAGTCATACCTTGAAAACAACGGCATAACGCAGACATTCGTTGCCAACAAAACTGGCATTCCTGTTCAGAAACTTAATCTTTCTCTTAATGGAAATCGCAGATTAGATTTCGATGAATACGAATTAATCTGTGGGGCATTATCTGTTGGGACTGACAAGTTTCTTGAACCGAAGATTCCAGAACGAAAGGAGTAAAAAACATGAAACGCCATCCGATTATGGAATATGTGATTCCAGCAATTGTAGCAAGTGTGGCAACAGTTTTAATCCGTTTAGTGCTAGGGTGGTAAGAATCGAAACAATAATCGGAATAGCCACATCTTTCAATAACAACTTTTTAAATTCATGTTTTCTTTCAGCAATATAAGATTTTCCCTGTTCGGAAATCGTAATGGAGAGAGTTTTTCCTTTTACATATCTGACCTGACCGTCTTGATTGATTCTAGGAAAAGATTCTCTATTAACAGAAATCAATTTTTCTTCTTCAAGAAAACTGGAAATTTTGATTTCATTTTCCGAAAGAGAAGAATATTCAATTTTTTCTTTGCTTGAAAGATATTTCAAGAAATTAAATTGTTCTTTATTGAGATACACAATATCACCTCCCGTCCACTGGGAGTATACCACAAGAAAGGAGTGAGCGCATATCAAGAAGAAATTATTAATTATTCCAATAGTTGCAGGGATTACTTTTCTCTCTGGCTGCAAAGAGAAACTGAAAGAGGGAGAAATTTACAATAAAGAATTTATTCCTTCACATACAGAAACAGTTCTAATCTCTACAGTTCATACTGATGGAAAGATGTCATATACAACTGTAATGCTTTATGTGTATTACTATCCGGATTCTTATGAAATAGATGTTCGTGATTACAATGAGGAAGAAAAAGAATATGACACAGCTACTTATTATGTAACTGAGGAAGTATATAGCCAATGCGAGATTGGAAGTATTTTCAAATATGAAAAAGGTCGGGATTTTAATGAGATTCCACATACTTGTGAAGAAGCGAATTCTGACCAGAAAGAAAGCAAGAAAGGAGCGTAAATGGACGCATTACAATTTAACAAAGCCGTCAGTCAGCACTGCAAAGAATCTGGTGGAGACTGTTGCAAATGTGACCTACGGCTTTACTGTTACCTATCGCCCAGTGAGCGACCAGATGAGTTAGTGAGCCTGGTTATTGATTTTTTGCATAACCACATTGAAAACCATGGTCATTATACCCATCACAGTGCGGCTTCATTTCCGTGTATTGATGATATGGACATGAGCACCGCAGTAGGCGGCGACTGTTACCAGAAACCTCATACTCTTCATAAACAGTCACATGCTTGTGAATCTTGTGGCAGTGATACAGTCGAGTGATTGTTTCAACCATATAATTCCCCTTTCGTTATACTCGGCATGTCGGTGCCTGTAAAAGCATTATAGGTAGAGGGGAAAAGAAATACAATAGGTATGGCATAAAAAGGAGGTTTACTGATGGCAGTAATCAAAACAATCAAAAAAGGATCTGGGGTAATCAGAATACATGATGATTACTGCAAGGATAATACACCTGAAGACAATCAGAAGATTGTAGATGAGTGTTCAAGAATCATCTTGGACTACTACAGAAGAAAAGAAGCAAATTTGACGTGAGTGCCCCGGAGGGAGCTGAAACCTCCACCCCGGAGCTTTGCACCCACTAAAGCACACTTAGTGGATACAGGTTGATTATAAGCCTCTATCTGCTAATTGTAAAGGTAAATAAGGATAAATAAGGAGAAATTAGCTAGATATGAGTGAAATTAGAAACGAAAATCAGCCAACATGGACTGATATTGAAGTAGCACTTGCGACTGAAATTGTCGAAGAGAGCAAGAGGAAGTCAAAAAAATGGTTCACGGCATGGATTGTGACCGCTGCCGCACTGGTAGCAAGCAATCTGGCGTGGATTATGGGAGAAATGAAATGAAAGAGTATGCGCTGATTGCTGTTTGTATGCTTGCCGGGAAATATGTGGACATACCTATTTGGCTGAACATCTTTTTTGGCATCTCGGCAGCATGGGCGGTTCGCCAGATGAAAGCAGACTGGCAGTAAGGAATAAGGAGGATAAAGAAATGTTCGAGAAAGAAATTGACGAAATTTATGGACTCTGTAAAAGAGTTGCGAATGAAGTTCCGACAGCAAGTGTAACCTTCACTTATTGGATTTATGGTGTAAGTGTATGTGGGCTCAAAAGGAAGGAAGATATTAATCTCCCCGAAGACGTGTTTAAGTGGGATTTGTACCAAAACATATCTTTTGACCCATTTTATAAGAACACAAGTCGCAAGAGCATTAGAATAATCAAAGATTTCTTGCTGGAACTTCTGATAGATGGGAGGTGCCCGTTAAATGTTAGATCAGATGAAGCTGAAGCTCTTTCCAACAATGGAATTGATAACGGTAGTAAATGAGCTTCTGTCAGAATTAAATAAACGAAAACAGTACATTATCGACTGGGAGAATCCGGACATGTATCTTAATCATCTGGAATATCACAGCGCTAGTGGAATACTTCCAGGAGGTGACATTGATCCCGCAAGGGGTGATGGTTCTGATAATGTTTATTGTTTTTTTAGTGAGGTGGAGAAAGATGCAGGAGAGGATTGATGAAATTCTTAATTTGATAGACGGGCAGCTTTCTATTGTGGCAGATAATCCTATTGAGGAATCATACAAGGCGAGAACATTGGCGAGCTATGTACAGGCTCTAAATGGGCTTTTAGTGGCTCAGAAATCATATAAGGAGGGAAGTTTATGATAACTCTTGAAGCAAGCAGATTTATGGTGGCATGTGAAGATTATGAATCTAAGGTATTTATTCGAGATCGTAACGGTATTAAAGAAGTTACGGAATCTATGAACGACGAGGATAAAAATGAACTGATAAGCGATTTAATATATGTCGTTTCAAAACTGGTCAAAGAGAGGGGATGCTCATGAGTGAATTTGAAATCCATATACCGGCACGTAAAAAGGCAGTAGTGTCAGAACGAGACATGGCGGTAAAAGTGACCGGGGAAGCGTATAATGCGTTGACAGAAATTTACAATGAAAGCACTTTATCAATGCGCCAGATCGCAAGTCTTCTGATTGTAGAAGGTAGCAAACATATCGTATACGACAAAGCGGAGGTGTGAGCTATGGCAAACTTAATTGGAATCATGGGTGAACCCGGAAGTGGTAAAAGTACATCCCTTCGCAATCTCAATCCAGAAGAAACTTATTACTGTGATTGCGATGGAAAAGGTCTGAATTGGAAAGGGTGGAGAGATCAGTATTCCGCTGATAAGAACAATTATGTAAAGACCAGTTTTCCGCAGACTATAATCAAATATCTTTTAAACATTGCAGAAAAAGCACCACATATCCATTATTTCGTTGTTGATACCGTAAATAACTTAATGGTATCAGACGAAATGAGAAGATGCAAAGAGAAAGGCTATGACAAGTGGATGGACCTCGCCTCGAGCATCTGGGACTTGGTAGATATTCCGTCAAAGCTCAGAGATGATCTGACAGTGATCCTGCTGTTCCACACGCAAACAGAAATGACTGACGCAGGCTATGAGTTTACCAGAATCAAAACCAATGGAAGGAAGACTGAGAAAAACAACATCGACAGTAAGTTCAACTGGTTGCTCAGATCAATGAAGCAGGAGAACACTTATTGTTTTTCAACCACTTCTCATAATGACACTGCAAGAACGCCACTGGGAGCATTTGAAGAGGAATATATTCCAAATGATATTACAAAAGTCATTGAAGTTATGAAGGAGTTTTGATGAGAGAACAAAACTGGTATGTATTTTTAATAGGCCGATACGCCTATCGGATAAGATGTGAATCGTATTATATTCATCAATTATACCATGACAAAGCAATTCGTGAGTACAGGAAATGTTCAAGCAAAGAAGAAGCTATTTCTATGTGCTATGACTATAACAAATATTTAAAAGGAGATAAAAAAACATGGCAATTAAAAGATTTGGAGATTATGAAAAAACACAGGCTTATGGAGATTACGAAGTGCTTCCAAAAGATGGCTATGTTGTAAAGATTCTTGGAGCCGAAGTTTGCAGCAACAGTAAAGGTCAGTATGTAAAAATCAGTTGCGATATTGCAGAAGGCGAATATACGGGCTTCTATGCAAAAGAGTATAAAGCCCAGCAGAGCGAGGATAAGAAATGGCACTGCAATTATCTTCTGAATATTCCGAATGATGACGGATCAAAGAAAGATAACTGGACAAAGAGACGCTTTAAAACATTTACAGAAGCTCTTGAAGAATCCAATCCGGGATACCACTTTGACTGGGATGAGCAGAAATTCAAAGGTAAGATTGCCGGCGGTCTTTTTAATGAAAGAGAATATAAAAAGAATGACGGAAGCATTGGAAGAGCTACCAATCTGGCATCCTTCTGTAAAGTCGATAAAATTCGCTCCGGTGATTACAAGCTCCCAAAAGACAGAGTTCTGAACAGTAATAATCCTTCACGCACTAGTTCAGATGATTTCATGAGAGTTCCAGACGGTGCAGATGAGGAGATGCCATTCAACTAATGGATATTTTTGATCAAAAAGAAGTCTTAAAGTCTTTCCAGATTCTTGTTGATTCCAGAGAACAAGCGACTGAACGAGCGGAGAAGCGGTATAAATCCTTTTTCGTTCCATACAGTCGAGCAACATTGGATTATGGTGATTACACCTATAATGCAGTATTGCCAGATGGTAGTTCGCTTTTCGATGCGCGTAAAACCATTAAGCCATTTTGTGTGGTAGAACGAAAAATGAATTTAGATGAATTAGCTGCATGTTTTACCAGAGGACGTGAGAGATTCAAAAGAGAGTTTGAACGGGCATTAGATCAGCAGTGCAGGATTTACCTCATCTGCGAAAATTCGAGCTGGGAAAACCTTTTGAACGGTAAATATCGAAGCAAATTTAACTCCAATGCGTTTTTAGCTTCCAGTGTTGCATGGATGGTCCGATACAACATGAATATGGTTTTTTGCAAAGAGGAAACATCTGGAAGATTGATAAAAGAAATTTTATACAGAGATTTAAAAGAAAGACTTGAAAGGGGTGAGTTTGATGGTTGTAAATTCGATTCAGCTCACAGGTGATAGCAATGAGTGAATATCCGAGTATGTATGATGCGGCTATCGAATATGCCAAAAAAGGATTTGCTGTCTTCCCGTTAAAGTACCGCGATAAAGTTCCGCTTACCAGAAATGGATGTAAAGATGCAACTACGGACGCAGCTCAGATAAAAGCTTGGTGGCAGAAATATCCAAATGCAAACATAGGTCTTGCGACTGGTTCAGTTAGCCAGAATGTATTTGTAATTGATTTAGACATTGACGAAGATCGCGGAATAGATGGGTACCATTCGCTTGAAGATTGGCAGCGTGAACACGGTGATTTCCCAGAAACATGGACGGCTATCACAGGGCGTGGCGGATACCATTTGTACTATCGTGGAAATGGCAAAATAAAGAACCGAGCCGGAATTATTGATGGTGTAGATATTCGTGGAAATGGCGGGTATGTAGTAGCTCCTCCATCAATACATAAGAATGGCAATCGGTATGAATGGGAATACTCACCGGACGAATTTGAGATCGCAAAGGCCGATAACAATGTAGAATACTTCCTGAACCATGACGATCAGAAACAAGGTACAACTTTTACCATGCCAAATATCGTGGCAGCAGGACAAAGAAATCAGATGCTTTTTCGTTTTGCGTGTATGATGCAGGCGAAAGGAGCGTCAGATCAATCAGTGTTCGCCGCTACCATGGCTGAGAATGAAAGTTCCTGCTCGCCTCCATTGACTGAACAGGAAGTCAAAGTCATTGTATCAAGTGCGACTAGATATGATAAAGGAAAGCCCATTCACATTGACTCAGAGGGGGTTGCAACGCAAGGGTGGAGGGATCCGGAGTTTGATTTTACAGAAAAAGGAACAATGATTCAGAGCATTAAGAATATGTGTGAAGCCATTGAATACGACCCTGATTTGTATGGACATATTAAATACAACGAGTTGTCATATGCGCCCTTTGTCTGTGGGAGTCTCCCGTGGGAGCACGTAAACATGTATAGGGAATGGAGCAACAGTGATGACAGCAATTTGAAGTCGTACATTGAATCAAAATATGGGCTAAAGAGTCTGGAGAAGATCATGGAAGCACTTAATATCGTGGCAAATAGAAACAGATTCAACCCTGTTGTTGATATGCTTACTGACATTCATAAGAATAAGTGGAATAAAAAGACCGGATATATCAACAAACTACTTCCAGAATATCTGGGAGTAGAAGACACAGAGTATTCCAGGGAATGTATGAAACTGTTTATGTTAGGTGCAATCAGCAGAGCGTTCCATCCGGGATGTAAGTTTGACTACATGCCAGTATTATACGGCTCACAGGGAATTGGAAAATCTACCTTCCTGAGACTTTTATCACTCAATAACGCATGGTATAACGACAACTTCAATACAGTCGAGGGCGACAAAGCCCCGGAAAAGCTTCGCGGTATGTGGATGGTGGAACTGGCGGAACTGCTGGCTACTAAAAAAGCAAAAGAAGTTGAGAGCATCAAAGCATTTTTAACATCCACAGTGGACACGTACAGACCTCCATATGGGCGCAGAACAGAGCAGAGACCAAGAGTGTGTGTATTTGCCGGAACAACCAACAATGACCGTTTCCTGACTGATAGAACAGGCAATAGACGATTTCTTCCGATAGTCACGAGAAAAGAACACGTCCTGAAATCCATGTTTGATGATCCACAGGCCGTAGCGTCAGACTTTACAAACGCTTGGGGAGAAGCCATGGAGCTTTTTGAAAGGGCCGATAGAACACCTAAGTTAATTCTTCCGAAGAATTTACAGCGATATATAGAGGATAAACAGGAGGAATTTATGGAGGAGGACGTGAGAGTTGGAATTATTCAAGAATGGCTAGACCATACAACGGAACCTCGCGTTTGCGTTGCAATGCTATATGAACAGGCGCTGGGTAACGAGGGCCGCAAGCCCACAAGGTTCGAGTCCAACGAAATTCACTCCATCATGCAGAACTGCATTGACGGATGGGAAAGGGAAAATGGCGGGAAACGGGTGAGATGTGGAAAGTATGGTCCGCAGATATGCTACCGAAAAGTCAGAAAATTAAGTGAATTTGAAAAAATGTGTGAGTGTGAGATACCATTTGACTAGAACTAGTTACACTTAGTTACATTTAGTTACACCCCAAGATACACCTCAAACCCTTATAAATACTGTATTTTTTACTTAGTGTAACTAATGTAACTAATATTTTACTATAAAGTATATTTTAATAATTATATAAAAAGGTAATTATAGGAAAAATTAAATACTTATGTTACACGTTACACATTCAAGGGGGAAGAAATGGCAAGCGTAAGAAAAGATGATATTCCAATGATGGCAATGTTTATGCCTAAATTATGGGAATTAATAAAAGAGTTTTACTTGGTTGAACTCACAGATGAATATTCAAAAGCAGCTTATGACCGCTGTGTGGAATTGATAGAAATATATTCAGACCCATTAGCAAAAGAATTTGTTTTAGCATTTTGTAAATTTATTGATTCCAAACAAAAGGAGTTGAGAAAGAATGTACAGCACGAAGAATAGATATGAACAGGGACAGGCTCTTAGAAAAGAAATCTATATGTATATCGTCAGTTATATCAAATTGGTTGGATATGCACCGTCAATTACAGAGATTTCTGAAAAGGTAGGTGCGGGGAGAGCTACGGTCTGGAAACATATTAATCAGTTGATTGATGATGACCTGCTCAGAACAAACCACCCTAGTACCGACAGAGCATATACTCCAGTTGGGTACGGAATAAGAAAGATAAGCAAGGAGACAAAATGAAACTTTATGACGTATATGACGGAACGAAATATGTTGGGGAAATGACCATTGACCAGATTTCAGAGTTGACGGGGAAAACAAGGAGACAGGTATCAAGGGCAGTTTATTCAGCCTGTCTGCTCGATGAAAGATACGCGATTGTGTATGATGGACGGGACACAATCTGCAAATCAAATAAAAACGATATGAGGATGCTGATGGAATTTGATGCTCTGGCAGGCAAAATAAGGAGGGCTGTCGGATGGGAAAATTAAAAATCAAGCAGAAAAAGAAAGCATTCATTCCGTATACGAATCAGCAGGCTAATATGTTCGCGCAGTCTATCCAGAACTGCCAGAAAGAGTTAAAAGAGATGGAGTTGAAAGCCTTTGATGATGGGTTCGAGGATGGAAAGAACTGGTCTGACGTGCTGAATTTTGTGATTTTGTTTTATGTAATGCACGAATTGCACGGATGGGGATGGAAACGTTACATGAAATCCGTGAAAAGAATTAATAACTACATCAATGATATTAATTCTGGAAAAACATCATTGTCTGAAATGGTTGATGATTTGGAAAAGAAGCATCACATTCAGATTTGTGACGATTATAAGGAGCTGATTGAGAGATATGGAGTGTAAAGCTGCGCCGGTGATTTACATGCAGAATAACGGACAGGTAGCATTTGGATAGGAGAAAAATGAAAGTTCGATTAATAGATGTAGATGGACATAACTTTCCTAATTTGCCACTAATGAAGCTATCTGCTTATCACAAGAATCATGGTGATGATATCGGATGGTACAATCCTTTGGTCGAATGGCAATCCCCCCCCCCCGACAGGGTATATATGAGTAAAGTATTTACATTTACACAAGATTATCAACACCCTGTTTGCGGAAAAGAAATAATAAAAGGCGGAACAGGATATGAATATCCATCAGGAGGAAAGTGCCTTCCAGAAGAGATAGAACATATTTATCCAGATTATAGTTTATATCCTGAGATGTGTAAAGATACCGCATACGGTTTTCTTACAAGAGGATGTCCTAGGGGATGCGATTTTTGTATCGTAAAGGATAAAGAGGGAAAGAAAAGCTGTAAAGTAGCTGATTTATCTGAATTTTGGAATGGGCAAAAGAACATTGTCCTACTTGATCCAAACATGTTTGCTTGTAAAGACTGGAAGGATTTAAGCCAGCAGTTAATAGATAGCAAGGCATGGATAGATTTTTCGCAGGGCTGTGACATTCGGATTATGACCGAAGAAAAAGCAGAATGTATTAAGCGGATGAAGATTAAGCTAATACATTTTGCGTGGGATAGATATGAAGACAAAGACTTCATCGTTCCTAAATTGAAAATATTTAAAGAATTTACAGGATGGAACAGGTCAAAAGTCGCAGTATACGTTTTATGTGGATTTAATACGACAATAGAACAAGACTTGGAAAGAATATACACGATTCGAGATATCGGTTTTTCACCTTATGTGATGATTTATGACAAATACAAATTAAAGAAACGTGATCCGCTGAAAAGAATGCAGAGATGGTGTAATTCAAGATTTATTTTCAATACATGTGAACGGTTTGAAGATTACAAAGGTTAATGCAGTGACATAGGAAATATTAACACAGAAATCATGGAGGACTGCACAATAGCACGTCAGTTACTTACGTGGGGAAAGTGAGGTAAGTAATGAATATTGATAAAGCAAAATTGAAGTTAGGAACTTGGTACGAGGATGAGAATGGAAATGTGATTAATCAAAAAGAAGATTTAATGTGGGAAGCACCGGAAAAGGCAAGAACGTATCATTCTTGTTTCCCACTGCAAATAACGGAAAGCATTTATGCGGTACATAGCAAAACTCAAAAGGAAACGTGCAAACACAAAAGAAAATATTGGAAAAAGGATACAGGTCTGATAAAGGGATTAAAAGGCCATATATGCACTAATTGCGGGTGTAGCCAAACAAGAAAGTGGTGGCAACCATGGGGAAGAAAATGGGATTATGGAACGGGTACTACACCACTTATTGACTTACATACAAGTATTGGAGGAGGAAATCAAGATGTCATAATGGCAATGGTAAACAGCGGAGATTATACGCTACAGGAAGCACTCGTTGTTTATTCTACGGCCTGTGAAAGATGTATGAATGTACTTACATACAAGTATTTGAATGGAGCGGATGGATATGAAGAATATTCAGACGAGTGGGAAAAATGTAATACTGAATGCGATTTTTGTAAGATTAAGGAGGACGCAAAATGAAATTATATTTCTACATTTTAGACAGTAACAGAGAATACAATCCAGAAACTAAAACATTAGGAGACTATATTTTCAAGATCAGAGTTGAGGAATGCGAGGTAATGGAAAAACCAAAGACGTACAAAGCAGTAACACAGTTTCCGGAAGGAATTTACATCGGATACGTGAAAAAGGAAGATATCGGAACAATTTCTGGTCATTCAACGCCGTACATTGCGCTGACAGTACCGAATTATCAGTTTGTAAAAGATAGATTCTTAGAAAAATATAACGTTGAAATCAGCAGGCTCAAAAAAGCAATCGCTATGTACGAGGATAAGATAGCTGCGATTGAGGATTATAAGGAGGACGCAAAATGTTAATCAGAAGTCAGAATAAGGAAGTTTTAGCTACACTTGAACTTTTATTCGATGTCGAAGTCTCGGGTGGAGTAATAAGTGCAAGAAGAGATATGAGTTGGTGCTGCTTGCTCGGAGAATATTCCACCAAAGCAAAAGCCATGAAAGTACTGGATATGATTCAGGAAGCCTATGTAAATGGACATTCGAATTATCAGATGCCAGAAGATAGCGAGGTGGGAGCATGAGCCATATTAAAGACAGATTAATTCAACTGAAGAATGAGGTGGAAAACACAGGGAACGGAGCTTATTTCTCGAAAAATAATATCTCAAAAATTGTAGAATTACTTCTTGCTGATCTGGAACAGGATGAGAAAGAAAATGGTTGGATTCCGGTGAGTGAGAGATTGCCAGAGTGCTGCATCTGCTGTACTAAGCAGGATTCGTGCCAGTGCAAATGCGATGTTATGGACAGTTATGAATATGCGGAGAAGTGCGAGGAATATATTGAGGAGACTGAAGAACAATGAATAAACGTTTTTTCTTGACTTTAGGCATTGCAAGCGCCGTACACATTGTTGCAGATATAATCTATCAAAAATGGGATGTTCTAGTAATTAGTATTATAGCATGTGTGCTGTGCTTTGCTATTTTTGTGACGAAAGACTAAAAGGAGGAATGAAAAAATGCGTTTAATTGATGCAGACAAAATAATTGACTCTCTTGGAAATTCGGATATGGATTTTGCAATAGGTGCAGTTATTGACGAACAGCCGACAGCTTTTGATGTGGACAAGGTTGTTGAACAGTTCAAAGAATTAAAAATGAGATACTTCTTAACAATTGCAAATACAGGCGGTGCAGATAAAGATTGTGCTTACAAAAATATTGCAATTACAATTGATAAAGCAATTGAAATCGTGAAAGGCGGTGGTGTAGATGGCCGTTAAAGGGATTTTATTCAATACTGAAATGGTTCGAGCGATTCTGGACGGAAGAAAGACATGTACGCGAAGAATTGTAAAGCCACAGATTACGGCGCATTATGGGGCGCAGTGTATAAAGCCACCATATCAACCGGGAGATATCCTGTATGTCCGGGAAACATGGTGTGGATGGTACTTACCACTTGTAGGTATGCACTATTGCTACAGAGCAACAGAACCGGATGGAAATAAAAGGCCAACATCACCAGAATATGACTGTGATGTGGAGAAAATATCGTGGCACCCGTCCATCCACATGCCTAAAGAAGCGGCGAGAATCTGGCTGAAGGTTACGGATGTTAGAGTAGAACGGTTGCAGGATATAACACCAAAGGAGGCAGAAAATGAAGGTGTTGGAAACCTTTTCTATGATGATATCGGATACAGTGAAAAAAATTATGGAACAGAAGTAGACCCAGAGTACGGGATTGCAAAGGAGCAATTTGCTTGGCTATGGGAATCAACCATCAAGAAATCTGATCTTGACAGTTACGGCTGGGATGCGAATCCGTGGGTCTGGGTGATCGAGTTTGAGCGGTGTGAGTCACAGGAGGAAACAAATGAGTAGTGCAAGTGTAAGATTTGGAACAAAAGCGTATGTATGTGCAAGGTACTTCCTCAGACCGGGAAAGTGCTTCAAGTACATCGACCAGTGTGGCGAAGATGCCACAGAACACATCTATGAGGTCATGGCGTTATATCCGTACTGCGTCCTGTTAAGAGATACCAGAAACGGAGTTAGGACTTGTCCGGGATATAACACTTTGAGTCTGATGCTGAGAGGAAGTGAAGTGGGTGAGTAAATCAGTATTGGTAATAGATACACCAGAAACTTGCTTAGATTGTAGATTCTGTTATGAATTAGATGAAGGTGTTGAAGCATGTTGTTCAATCTCAGATGACGATAAAGACGCAAATATTATGAAGAAAATTGATTGTAAATATGGATATTGTCAAGGTAAACCTGATTGGTGTCCATTGAAGCCACTGCCGGAGAAGAGCACTACCGAGAATGATATGACGGATTATCAGTGCGGGATGGTCGATGGCCGAAATCAGTGCATTAATGAGATTATAGGGGGAGAATGATGCATGGCAATAAATATAAACGAAACTGTGAAAAAGTGTAATGTTTGTGGCAAATGGAAAACCACAGCGTATGAACTGGATTATCCGATACTTAATGATAGCTGCTTTAGGTATCCGAAAACAATTTTTTATTTGCGAAGAATGCGCGAAAAAGCGCGAAGAAAATAATATATTTTTGTGAGGTGAAATAGATGATTGATTTAACAGGAAAAAGCGTATTCGTAAAAACGCAGGAAGAATATTCTAAAATTTTAAGAATAGCAAGATTACAGGGCTTTAAGTGGTCAGGAGGGAATCATTTAAACGTAATCGATATTCCGCTTCCAAACATGTTGAATTTTCATGATGAAAGAATAGCAACTTATAACAGTGACAAGAAAAAAATGTATGATGCACATGAAATAGTTGCATGTGAAGAAAAAATCGAGGAAGCAATGGCCCACGTTAAGTATTTTGCGAATAACAAAAACAGAATGCCATTAACAGATAAAGTTATTGAATCAATGTTGTTACTTGTAAACACCGTAGAAAGTCAATTGGAAGAGGTGAAGTAGATGGAAAGATTAACAGAATGGGAAAATGGTAGTGTCACATATAACGAAAAACGAGAGATTGAATGTGGTGAATATTGTGATAGCTGCTCACAGGGCGCAGGAAATTGCGAAACAATAAAGAATATGATTAAAAAACTCGCTGAATACGAGGACTTAGAAGAACAGGGATTGCTTGTGAGATTGCCGTGCAAGGTTGGAGACACGGTTTGGGTGGTAACATCGCCAATTAATGTGTTTGGTTATGATGAATATGATGGAGATGCGGAATATGAAGTATATGAATCTTTTTTATCAAGCGTATCTTATTATGCGTCTGGAGAACAATTCAGAATTTACGCAAAAGTAACGAATAGTTTTATTGTGGCATACTTTAGAGAATGTGATTTTGGAGAATCTATATTCCTCACCCGTGAAGATGCTGAGAAGAAGTTGGAGGAGATGCAGAATGGATGATTATTTCTTTCCTACTATTGTTTGTGAAATAAAAGATTTGAAACCACTTAAAGATCTTGGCGATATTTTGAAATGTAAATTTATTTTTTCTGATTTTACTCTTAGATTGATTGATGGAGATAAAGTACATGAGGCACTTATACAACTTTACAGTCGAGAGTTATTGCTTGATGAAGGAATGGTAGTAGTTCCAGAGCCTATACCAGAAAAAGAAGATAAATTTCCGGAAGTGTCGTATTATATTCAATTTTCAGAAAAATATGGCATGCAGATAATGGTGGGACAAGTTACGGATGTCGAGGATGAAGTATATCGGAGATACGAAAAAATTGACCACGACTATTGTACACTCATAATACGAGCATTGATAACCATAATGGAAAAGATTGAATCAAGGGAAAAAGCTATAAGAAAAGTAGATAGAAGCAGAAAAGTCAATAGCAGGGGGAAAAATCATTTGTCAAAAAAAGATAATAAAATTTTTCTTCTTGATGATTTGATTGAATATGTTGTAGAGAATAATCTATATCAAAAATCCGTAAAACATAGTCAAATCAGCTGCCCATGTTGGAGCGTAAGAGGACATTACAGAACGTACAAAAGCGGTAAGAAAGTATTTGTAAAGCCTTTCGAAAAAGGAAAGAAACGCGGAAAAGTAGCACCAAAACAGCATGTTTATACGATTTGAGAGGAGTGATAAATATGCCAGACAAACCTACACCAGACATAACGCCAAACCTTGCTATATCAGCATACCACGTACTACAGCAATATTGTACTGGACAGCCAGTGGATTGCAAAGGCTGCGGATTCTACGAACACTGTCCAGAATGTTTTCGAGGCATGCCATGCGACTGGAGTTTGAATGAAGAAGGTGAAATAAATGAAGCTGAGAAAGGCAACACTGATTGATTACGGAGTGCCGCCGGATGATATACCGACATTACAAAGCCACTTGCGGAATCTTAGTGAAAGCGACAAATACAATCTGTTACAGGTATCTATCAAATATGCACCCGGCATTGAATCACAAATCTACGACAGTATCGTAAATAGCATCGGCTATCGGACAATGGAGAAGATCAGGACGGTTCCTGCAACAGAAAACGATTTCTATGGCTACAAACGAAAGGTCATGGCGGAATATTATCATTTAGCCAAACTGATTGGCAGACTTTAAAAAACTTAAAAATTTATAAAAGTGGTAGAGAGCTAAATCTCCCCAGTGTGGTATTATATTTGTATATAACTGCTATACTGGGTTTTTTTGAATTGAGGTGATGACATGGCGAACTTAAAAGCAGTTACAAGAAAACTCCAAAAAGCTATATTATCCACCGGATTAATTATAAAAATCGGAACATCGCAATTTTACAGTCATGAGCAGGAGCGATTGATAACAGTAACAATTATATCAACACCTACACTTCACCTCACAAAAAGGGGCAAATGGAAGGATTGCGATTATGAAATATTGCGAACTGCATCCCAGTATGATGTGGTCATGTGCCTTAAAGAAATATGGGAGGCGGTCAGAAAATGAGGATAGACAGAGGTGATTAGATGGACTTAACGTCTAAACAGAAAGCGTTTGCAGATGAATATATCAAGAATGGCGGAAATGCATCTGATGCCGCAAGGAAAGCCGGATACTCTAATGGAATCATTAGGAATGCGACAAAAAAACTGTTGGAAAAAGGTTGCATTTCTGCATATATAGCGAAAAAGCAGGCAGAGATCGAGAAACAAAATGGAACTGACATCATGTCTCTGGCAGAAATCCAGCAACGCCGTTCCATGATTGCAAGGGGCGAACTGACCGATTCATTCGGATTTGCTCCAGACTTCTCCGACCAGCTAAAGTCCATGAATGATCTGGAAAAAACGCTTGCTATAAAAGAAGCCAGAGAAGAGCAGCGGAAAGCAGAAGAAAAAGCCAGATTACAAAGTGAATATCATATTGATCTGGATATTGTCCCGGACGTATTTCATAAAATGATTAGAGATATCCGGAAAAAGAAACATAGCGAATACATTCTCCCCGGCGGGCGTGGATCCATGAAGTCATCGACAATATCATTGATTATACCGGAACTGCTGAAGAATAATTCGAGCATGCACGCTCTGATTCTGCGAAAAGTCGGAAACACTATCAAAGATTCTGTTTATGCTCAGATGAAGTGGGCTATTGATAAATTGGATCTAAATGAGGAATTTATGTGCAAGGTGTCTCCTATGGAAATCACATACAAGCCCACCGGACAGAAGATTTACTTTCGTGGTGCTGACGATCCATTAAAGATTAAGTCTATTAAGCCAGAGTTTGGATATATTGGAATAGTCTGGTTCGAGGAATTAGATCAGTTTTCTAACCCAGAAGAAATCCGAAACATTCAGCAGTCTGCTATTCGTGGCGGTAATGAAGCATATAAATTTAAGTCATTTAACCCACCTAGAAGCAAGAACAACTGGGCGAATGAATATACAGCAGAAGCAGAAGAAAAAGATAAAAATGTAATGGTTGTGCATAGCACATACCTTGATTTAGGGATTGAACAAGAGTGGCTTGGCGATGTATTTCTTGCAGATGCTGAACATCTAAAAGAAGTAAATCCAGATGCTTACGACAATGAGTACCTTGGGCACGCTAACGGAAATGGCGGAAATATCTTTGAATACATCGAAGAAAGAACTATTACAGACGAAGAGATCAGTCATTTTGATAGAATTTATCAGGGAGTTGACTGGGGTTGGTATCCGGACAAATATGCTTTCTCCAGAATCTATTATGATTCAGCTAGAGAAACAATCTATTTCATTGACGAGATTTACGAAAACAAGAAATCAAATGAATGGACTGCAAATGAAATCAAGCGAAGACAATATGACGATTACGAAATTACTTGCGATTCTGCCGAGCCTAAATCAATCAATGATTACAGAGATTCAGGACTCCCAGCAAGAGGAGCAATCAAAGGGCCGGGAAGTATTGAGTATTCCATGAAGTGGCTGCAAAGAAGAAAACTTGTGTTTGATCCGAAAAGAACGCCAAATGCTTGCAAAGAGTTTAAGAAGTACGAATACGAACGTGATAAAGATGGAAATATTTGCAGTGGATATCCAGACAAGGACAATCATTTAATAGATTCTGTCCGGTATGGCTCAGAGTCATTGTGGAGAAGAAGGGGGTACAGTGCATAAAATGTTAGATAGGTACTTTTCAGATAAAATAAATAAATTCTTAAGCATCGGTTTAAAAATATATGGATCATCTGACATTAACGAAATCTTAAAAGTTGTAGAATATGAAGACATTATTGTGCGAGATACTTCTGTAAGATGGATGGATTTTAAAAGGTAGATTAAATGGGACTTATAACAACACTAAAAAGGTGGTTTAACATGATTTTCAAAAAACAAGCCGAAGAGGATTTTAATATCCAGGCAGCAGAGTTTCCAGAAATGGAATCCCTGATCAACCGGTGCGCGAACATTTACAGGGGAATGCCGGAGTGGCTAGATGACAAGAATAACATCAAGACGATTAATTTTGCTAAATCTGTGTGTTCTGAGACTGCCAGACTTGCAACACTGGCGATCGGTATTCAGATTGACGGCTCTGCAAGGGCTACGTGGTTACAGGAGCAGATAGATAAAGTATATTTCCAGATCCGGCACTGGGTGGAATATGGTTGTGCTTACGGAACCGTGTTCATTAAGCCAAATGGCGAGAGCCTTGACGTATTTACTCCAGCAGATGTGATGATTGTGGATTACGATAATCAGGAGATCAAAGGGATTATATTCAAGGATTCTTATACTGTTGGTAGAAAATACTACACAAGACTCGAGTATCACAGGTTTGTTGAGACAACAGTGAACGGCGTAACGACCTACCCGTACTACGTTTCTAACAGGGCTTATGTGTCAAAATCCCCTCAGTCAATCGGAGACAAGATTGACCTTAAACAGACCAAATGGGCTGACCTAATGGCAGATACGCCACCGATACTCAAGGCGAACGGGGAGAAGTTGGACGGACCTCTGTACGGAGTACTGCAGACACCACAGGCGAATAACGTGGATATTAACGCACCATTGGGTTTGCCAATATTTGCCGAAGCCATTGAGGAGTTAAAAGACCTCGATATTGCATACAGCCGTAATGCCGGAGAAATTTTTGATTCGCAGAAGATAGTTCTGGCAGATGACAGATTGCTGATGCCAAGCGGTACACCTGTAGCAGCCATGTCATCACAGAGTTTGGAAAATAGACGAAATGAGATGAGTTTGCCGCACTTTGTTAAGAATGTATTCGGACAGGACGAGAAAGAATTTTATCAAGAAATCAATCCGATTCTCAACACAGATACCCGTATAAGCGGAATAAATGCCATTTTAAGCCAGTTAGGATATAAGATTGGATTCTCCAACGGGTACTTTGTTTTCAACGAATCTAGCGGCATTCAGACGGCTACAGGAGTAGAAGCGGAACAGCAGAGGACAGTGCAGTTTATCAAGGATGTAAGGGATAAGTTGGAGTCTTGCCTAGATGAAGTTATTTACGCATTGAACGTTTACGCTGATCTGTACGGGCTTGCACCGGTTGGGGCTTATGAAGTCAATTACGACTTTGGCGATATTCTGTATGTACGTGAAAACGATCGTGCAAGATGGTGGCAGTATGTGACTACTGGCAAGGTTCCGGCATGGATGTATTTCGTAAAGTTTGAAGGAATGACTGAGGAAGAAGCTAAAGCAATGGTTAAAGAAGCCCAGCCAGACGAACCAAAACTGTTTGGAGATGAGTAATTATGTTAAGCCCAGAGTATTTACGCCAGATAACAGAAGGAAGTGAACAGATTGCAGAGGAACTACATCAGTACATTGTCGGAGAAATTGTATCCAGAATGATGACGCGGATCGGCAGAGGCGAGAAGTATATACTAACCAATGCCGATGCTTGGAGAATTCGGACATTGCAAGAATCCGGTGAGCTGTTAGAAGATATTCTGTCAGAGCTGTCTAAATATACTAAGCGGCAGCAGGAAGAGCTAAGAGAGACGTTTGAAGATGCCGGAATCACTGCTCTCGATTATGATGACAAGATATACAAGGCGGCAGGATTAAGCCCTGTACCGCTCGAACAGTCGCCAGCTATGATAAGGCTCATGGAACGGAATATGCTTGCGACTATGGGTGAGTGGAAGAACTTTACACGAACCACCGCAAGTGCCGCTCAGAGGCTCTATATTGAGCAATGCGACCTTGCCTATAATCATGTAATGACTGGGGCGGTTGGGTATACACAAGCCATCAAAGAGGCGGTTAATAACGTTGTGAGTGATGATGTTACGGTCACATATCCATCCGGCAGGCGCGACACTATCGAAACAGCAGTCGCACGTTCTGTCAGAACTGGCGTGGCTCAGGCTACTGGAGATATATCCCTCAAACGCATGGAAGAAATGGGCTGGGATTTAGTTCTGGTCAGTGCTCACATGGGAGCCAGAACAGGTGACGGCGGTGAGAATCCCGGAAACCACTCATGGTGGCAAGGAAAGATATACTCTCGTTCTGGCAAGAGCAAGAAATTTCCGCCGTTCTCATTGACCGGATACGGAACAGCAAGCGGACTGTCAGGAGTTAACTGTCGGCATAGCTTTGGGGCAAGTGACGGGGAATTTAATCCTTATGCAGAACTATCAGCACAGGATAAAGCCGACAAAGGCAAACAGTACGAAAAGGAACAGCGGCAACGTACTTACGAGCGAAGAATCCGCAAAACAAAGCGTGAAGTCCTTGGAATGCAAGTGGCGGTTGATAACTGCAAGGACGAACAGGCAAAATTCGCATTACAACAAGACCTTGACCGGAAGTCTTATCTTTTACAGAAACAAAATGCTGCATACAAAGATTACTGCAAAGACAATGATCTAAGAGAGCTGCAAGACCGGCTCATGATCGCTAAATGGAACCGCCAGAATGCTGCAAAATCCAGAGGAGCGGCAAAGAGATATAAAACAGCAAAGGGGATTGACTGATGGATAGATGGGAATATTTCAATCCTAATCCTGTTAAGGACAAGAGAACGGGAGATTGCGTTGTCCGGGCAATATGTAAGGCAACCGGGCTTGATTGGGAAACGGTTTTTACCGGATTAATGATACAGGCATGCGCTCTGTCAGATATGCCAAGCGCAAATTATGTCTGGGGCGCGTACCTCTATAAGCATGGATACAGACGCAAACTGATTGAACAATCAGAACGATATATCTATACAGTCAATGATTTTTGCGTAGACCATCCGACAGGTACGTATATCCTCTGCATAGATGGTCATGTGGTGACAGTACAAGAGGGCAAATATTTCGATACATGGAATAGTGGTAATGAGATCCCGGTATATTACTGGGAAAAGGAGTAGCTAAATGAGCATATCAGAATTTGTACAGATTTTCCTCTCTATCTGCGGAGGGGTGTCCATTGTCGGAGGGGCGGCAGCCGTAATTTTTAAGTGGATTACACCGGCATTTCGGCTTAATAAGCGAGTAGAGACACTGGAAGAACATGATAAGCGAGATTACGAGAGTCTTCGGAGAATCGCAGAACGAGATTCATTAATTCTGGAAGTGTTATCAACCATGTTGGATAGTCAGATTAGTGGGAATAATGTAGAAGAATTAAAAAAAACAAAACAGAAGCTTACAAATTATCTTGCGCAGAATCAACGTTAGCATTAATAAGGGGTATG